GGCGCAGGCACCGAGGTCGCGTTTGAGGCCAGAAATATCAATGTGATGGGTCAAAAGGTATTCGAGGACGCTGGCGACAGCACAGATCCGAATACTCATTACTTCGTAGGACTTAAGTTCGACGCTGCTGGCGACACTGCTGGCGATCTGTCGTTCAAGATCACCTACATTGTTGACTGATTGAGAGGGGGGCTTCGGCCCCCCTTTCTTTTCAAAGGATTTAAGATGGCATCAAACGTCGATATCTGTAACTCGGCCTTAAATATGATTGGCGCGAGCAACATCATCTCGCTGACAGAAGACAGCCGCGCGGCGCGCGTCTGCAATCAGCGGTTTGAGTTTGTCCGCGATGCCGTCATGCGCGCACATCCGTGGAACTGCCTGATCGTGCGCACCAGCCTTGCTGCCGACAGCGACACACCAGCGTTTGAGTTTGACCATCAGCACACATTGCCGACAGATCCATACTGCCTGCGCGTGTTGCGGCCAGAAGACCCAGATACAGTGTTTCGAGTAGAAGGCCGCAAAATCATCAGCAGCACGACACCATTCAAGATGATTTATGTCGCGCGTATCACAGACCCTAACGAGTATGACCAACTCTTGATAGAGTCCATCGCGTCACGGCTTGCTGCCGACATATCGTATGCCCTCGTCAACAGCGCCAGCCTGTCGCAGATGCTGATGGCAACGTATGAAAACAAACTATCCGAGGCGCGGTTTGTAGACGCAACCGAAGGCACGCCTGCAAACACGGTCAACATTGATCGCGCAAGTTATGCCGAGTCTGACGTGCTGATTGCTTCGAGGTTCTAGTGCCAAAAGTAAGCAAAGCCTTTGCAAACTTCACGGCGGGTGAAATCACGCCGAAGCTGTTCGGGCGCACCGACATCTCAAAGTACGACAACGGCGCCGAGACAGTTGAGAACTTTCTGGTCCAGCCGCATGGTGGTTTATCACGTCGGCCCGGAACGCGGTTTGTGTCTGAGGTCAAAAACAGCTCCAATGCTGTGCGGCTCATACCGTTCGAGTTCAACGTCGAGCAGGCATACGTCTTGGAGTTTGGGCCAACTTACTTCCGTATCTATCGAGACGGCGGTCAGGTTGAATCCGGTGGGTCAGCGGTCGAAGTGACAACTGTTTATACTGCATCGGATCTGGCAGGGCTGAAGTTTGCACAAGCGGCAGATGTCATGTACGTCGTCAGCCCTAATCATCCTATCTATAAGATAACGCGCACAAGTCACACGGCGTGGACCTTCACCGAGGTGACGACACAGCGCGGCCCGTTTCTTGATCAAAACATCACCACCACTACGCTCACACCTGACAGCCGCGACGGCACGATCAGACTGACAGCAAGCGCGAGTCTGTTTACTGCTGACGATGTTGGGCGCTTGGTTAAGATTGAGGCCGGTTTTATCAAGATCACAGCGTTTACGTCGGCAACGGTTGTAGACGGCACGGCACAGGAACTGGAAGACGGCCGCGCAGAGATCCTGCCTAGCTACACCGCCTCGACAATCTCGTTTCACGAAGGCGACCCGGACGCCACCGGACTGGAGCACAACGACCGCATCGAAGACACAGCGGCCGCGTTTATTGATGAAGGATTCAAGATAGGCCAGACAATCATCATCAGCGGTACAACCTCAAACAATAACTCCACCGGCTTTTTGGTGGTCGATGTGACTGACAGCGTCATCACCTTGGCACCCGGCGCTGATCTTGCCACAGAGGCAGCAGACAGCGGCCACACAATACAGGGCAAGTTGGTTGCAACTGACGAATGGTCACTGGGTGCCTTTAGTAAGACGACCGGTTTTCCGCGCGCGGTTGCGTTTTACGAGCAGCGCCTTGTATTTGCTGGCACGTCTGAGCAGCCGCAGACGCTCTTTTTTAGCCAAGGCGGCGACTTTGAAAACTTTGAGAGCGGGACCGCAGCCGATGACGGCATGGTCTACACAATCGGTTCTAACACCGTAAACGTGATCAGGTTTTTAGCATCAACGCGAAACCTGATTGTGGGAACATCGGGCGGCGAGTTTGTAGTGAGGGCGTCAGGCGCTGACGAAGCGATCACCCCGACCAACATACAGATTAAGCAACAAACATCGCACGGGGCTGCGGACATGACGCCCATGCAGGCAGGCAACGCGGTGCTGTTTGTGCAGCGCGCCAAACGCAAGGTGCTGGAGCTGCAGTTTAATTTTGACGTTGACGGCTATATTGCACCAGACGTCGCGCTCATCTCTGAGCATATCACGGAGAACGGTCTGGAGGAGCTGGCCTACCAGCAAGAGCCGGACTCTATCTTGTGGACCCGTCGCGGCGACGGGCAACTTGCCTGCATGACCTACAAGCGCGAGGAGCAGGTGATCGGCTGGTCGCGTCAGATCATCGGCGGCGTGTTTGGTACAGGTGACGCGGTCGTGGAAAGCATTGCTTCCATACCGGGCGACCTTGATGAAGATCAGGTGTGGGTCGCGGTCAAGCGCACAATCAATGGCGCGACCAAAAGATATGTAGAGTTTATTAGAGACTTTGATTTTGGCACTGACGTCAACAACGCAATCTTTGTTGACAGCTCGCTGACCTTTACAGGCGTGACCAGCACGCTGGCTGGCGACGAGGCCGCAGATCAGACAACCATCACGCTGGCAGACGCCTCTTCGTTCCCCAGTTCGGGCGCCATCAAGATCGGCACCGAGGTCATCACATACAGCGGCAAAAGCACGAACGACCTGACCGGCTGCGTGCGTGGCGTGGTCGGTCCCGCAGCGGCGCATAGTTCGGGCGCCACAGTCACACAGGCGACGTTGTCGCTATCAGGTCTCAGCCACCTCGAAGGCCAGACTGTCAGCATCCTGGGCGACGGCTCCGTTCATCCTGACAAGACAGTATCGAGCGGTGCGGTCACACTGGAGCGGTACGTCACGAAGGCACACGCCGGGCTGTCCTACAACTCAACACTCCAAACCCTGCGTGTAGACGCTGGCAGTGCGATGGGTACGAGCCAGGGCAAGATCAAGCGCATCAACGAGCTGACCGTAAGACTGTTTCGGTCAGTCGGTCTCAAAGTTGGACGAGATGCAAACAACCTTGACATTGTCCCGTTCAGATCATCTGCCACAGCGATGGACGCGCCCATCTCGTTGTTTACTGGCGACAAAGAGATTGAGCTTAATGGCAACTACGACACTGACGGGCAGCTGACAATCCGCCAAGATCAGCCGCTGCCAATGAACATCCTCGCGGTTTATGCAACGCTGAGTACCTTCGACCAGTGAGGCTTGTGCCGTTTGAGATAGCGCACGGTGAGGCGCTGCTTGAGGCTGATTTGAACGACGACCGTAACCGCCCGGCGCCTGAGTTTGGCAACTTTATGCCGACGCTGGTGCATGAGGGGATGGCTTTTACCGGCATCGACAACGGCCACCTAATCGGTGCTGCTGGCATCTTCCCGCTGTGGCAGGGTGTGGGAGAGGCGTGGTTTCTAGGAGCCAGCCGGGTGGGGCGGCATCAGTTCCGCGTGGCGCGGTTGGTGCGCGAAAAGCTAAACGAGATCGCAGAAGAGCAGGGTATGTGGCGGGTGCAGGCTGCTATGCGCAGCGATTGGCCCGAGCTGAAACGCTGGGCAAGGTTTCTCGGCATGAAACACGAAGGCCACATGCCGATGTACGGCGCAAACAAACTTGACTACGAAAGGTATGCGAAAACATGGCAGTAGGAGCAACCATCGCTGGGACATTGTTCTCGGCATACGGCCAGATGCAAACCGCCAGAGGTATGAGAGCGGCAGGCAAAGCCTCAATGCAGGCTGCTGAATACAATAAAAAAGTTCGTGACCGAAATGCGCGCGTTGCCGAGCAAGAGGCTGACTTGCGTGAGCGTGTCGGTGGCCGTGAAGTCGTCAGGTTTCGCAAACAGTTTGACAAACTGCAGGCGCGCGCTGGCACAGCCTATCGCAAGTCGGGCGTGCTTGCCACCACCGGCACACCGCTGGACGTTTTGAGAGAGAGCGCCGACGAAGCCGAGGAGGATATTCAGACCCTACGATTGACGGCTGCGACAGACGCGGGACGGTTGCGTGAGCAGGGCGTTAATCAGCGGCTAGCCGGTCAGTTGACGCTGCTTGAGGGACGCCAGCAAAAACTTGCGTCTG